CGACCGCTTAACCACTCATATATAACTCCATCAACAATATGACGGGAATTATATACTTCCATCCATAAAATAGATCTAATACGACAATTGTCTTCACCATCATCATACCACCTATTAATTTCATCAAGAATTAATAAGTGGATGAGAGGCTTTTGACTACCATCATATTTAGAATAATCTCCTGCTAAAATATTTGAAGCTGAAATAGCAATCAAACGTTTAGCAATCGAGTTCCATTCAGAAGAATAAGGATTAACTCCAATAGCAGAACCATTAGAGATCCTATTCTTCATATACCATAAAGCAAAGGCACCAAAATAGCGCCTAAATGCAACCAAATACAAAAAGGGACAACCAGAAAATAATCTAGTAGAACCGGATTCAACCTTTACTAACTCTCTCAATTCATCCTTAAGATTATCAGTAAAAACATGAAACATACGAACATTATTATACGCCTTACTTATAATGTTGTCAACTAAATCGCTGACTTCATTAAAGATAAGACCATGTTCGTACGTGCCAAAGTCACAAGAAAATAATTCCTTCTTATAATTGCGACAACCGGATACATTCATAGGCCAGCTAGGACTGGTACTAGAAGAAATAGAACCAAAATCTATATCGGAATCAAGACCATAAATAGCCTCATCATTAGTATAAACTCTACGATCTACATCATAAACTTCAGTCCAATTAATAAAAGAGAAATAATTCCTACAACATTCCCTAACTAAATCATAATCAATGAGAATATCGGGTTGACAATACTTCATTTGAGCATTAAGTAATGGATCTATAAGAGTACCTTCCATCATAAAAGGACGCAACATAGCAGGATATAAACCATTTTCACCTAAAGCACCAAACAAGCGTGATTTACGTATATCAGTAGAAGTATTGCGAGAAGGAACTAAATTAGTTCTTCCCATAATCTCAAATCTTAATGGTTTCTCAAAATCACTAGATTGAGGCTCAAGAAAATCAGGTTCTTCACAGACCACTTGTTCTGCAAAAAGTTTTAAATCTTCAAGAAGTTCCTCCTGAGTAATAACAGAAGAAAAACCATCACCGTAATGAGTGTGACCTGCAACATGAATACCATAAATTTTCTCAGATTGAGAACTATTTAAAATACCCATGAGAGAACCACAGTCACCAGATTTAGTAGGAATATCGTAAGTAAAAGACTCATCAATAGTATAAGGAATACCAACATGCTTTTCACTTATGGCAAGAATATCAGGAAATCTTGATCCTCTACCAAAATAAAAACCTTTATCTCCAGAGATATTTGCAAGTACAATCTCAAGATTGGTTGTATTATACTCGAGCTGTTTACGACGACCAAAAAATTTAACAATTCTCCGACACTCTCGAAATCTCTTAGGAAATTCAACCAAAACTAAATCTTTATTTGCCAAACATCCAGTCTGATGACCCCTAATGATTTCCTCAACAGTAAAGAGTAAACTAGTTTCACTAGCGTCATCTCTACCATGACTCAATCTTATAGGTCTTTTAAGACGCTCTGGATCAGCTTGCACGCCCGCAAACAACTTAAGAATGAAGTGGTATGGCATAACACCTATGCGTCCATCAATAAAGGTGATAGAACCCATAGTGTTCCACTGACCACTATCGTTCAAAGACTCAAACTTAAAACAATTGCGGCGAACAATAGAATCAATCAAACTAATACCAGAAGAATCATTACCAAATTGAGGATCAACACTCAACTGTGGCAAAACTCCAAGCGAAGCTTTCATTAATTCAGAACTCTTAAACAAAC